TACTACCAAATATCCACCATCCCTCTTTAACTTGGTCAAGATACATTAAGTGTACCTGTACTGATGGGTCTAAGAATACTGCTAGTTTAGGTAGGCATACTATAAAAAACACTGCAAGTAATGCCATCCATCTTCTTGTCGTAGATTGATACTGACTGTTATCTTTTCTTGCGTCATTAACTGATGCTCTTTCTATCTCTGCTCTTTGCATAAGATACTTCTGTTGGTCTGCTGAATCTTTAGATTTCTGTGACCATATAGATAGTAGTCCAGTAAATAGACTAGAGCCAAGCATTGTTATAACTTCAAACGGTATCATTCTTTTGTAGCATCCTCTATTTCATTAACTAATCTTTCTCTTAAATCCTGAAACTTTTCTTGATAATCGTCAAAAGATATTAAACCTTTTCTTCTATCGTTATCTAAACTTTTTAGTTCTTTTTTGTATTGTGACTGCAATCCTTTTATTTCTTTACCTTTAAATACAGCTAATCTTTCTACATCTGCTGTATTTACTGTTAAACCAAACGTGCTTAATAAAGCTTCTGTTCCTGATAATGGGTCAGAATATGTTTGATAACCACCCTCTTGAAATGCTTGTGTTACTTTTCTTGATGCAGGATTTAAGTCTGCTAAAGGAGTTCCTGCAAACACTGGTACGTTTGGAATAAAATCTTTACCAAATTGAGACGTTCTGTTTAATAAAATTTCAGCAGGATTAAGCCCCATTTCATTAAATTTTTGTCCAGTAAAACTATCTTGTCCTGCAAAAAAAGCATCATAAGCACTTTTAGCTATGCCACCGGGTTGTAAAAAAGATGGTAAAAACGGTACTGCTTCAGCTCCTTGCCCACCCATTTCAAATACATCTCCACCCGGAAGTTTTCTAGTTATATCAAAATACTTAGCACCACCATTGTTTCCATTATAAGGTAATCTTATATTTGAATAAGACATATCAACATATGGATTTTCAAACATTCTTTTTTTCCTAAAATCTTGCATAAACTTTCTTTCATTGTCTTCTAAATCTTTTGTAGAACCTGCTGTTTCTCTCCCCATATCATTAGCTGCATACCCAAGTGCTGCTAATACTGCAAATTTTTGTGGTCTAACAACTGCTGTTTCTATAAGCAAAGGCATAACCCTGTAACTGTAAGATAAAAATGGTACTGCTGTATTTCTAATAAGATTTACATTAGGACTTCTAATATCATAATCAATAAAATATCTTATAGCATCTTTTGCTGCTTCTTCATTAGTATATAACTTACCAGTCTTAGGATTTATTTGTTCTTTTCTAGTTTTATATAAAGCATATCTAAATATTTTATCTTCTAATTGGTATATATCAGAAGATAATTTATCAGCAGGACCAAAAATCTTAGTGCCTTTTCTTAACTGACGCATACCTGTATCAAGTGCATCATTCATAAAGTCCCCTGTTTTTTCTGCACCATCAGTCTTATGAGTTTTAATTAAATCATCATATACATTTTCTAAATTTCCTTGAGACCTCATTTCTGCTGAAACTAAATCGGCACTTAATCCACCCTCATTATATAAATCTCTTAAATCTTTAGGTAAATCTTCTAGTTCTATATTACCTCTTTCATATTTAAAAATATCTTTAAATTCTTTAGATGCTTTAGAAAATGTTTTCCAACTCCCGTTTGACATATAGTACATAGAAAAATTAGCAACTAAGTTATTCATATGTACAGCAGGGTTGTATACTGTTTTAGTTTTTTTCCAAAATCTTTGTGCTTTAAACCACTTGTTTGCTAGTCCACTACCATACGCAAAGTTATCTTCTTTAATCTTAGTTAATAGTTCTATATCTTTAAACATATCTTCAGAAACAACTTTGCCATTTAATGCTCCATATTTAGGTATGTTATCTCCTACCTCATCTTTTATAAATTCATTAGGTATAACTTTGTACCCACCATCTTTCATTTCTTGTAGGGTAGCAAACTGTTTATCTTTTCCAATCAATGTGCTTTGGTCAAAAACATATTTTCCTGCTCCGTCATCAAAAACTCCTTTATAAAATCTTCCTAAACCTAATGTAGTGTTTAAATCTTTTGCTGTTCTAGCTACTGACAATGCAGCATCTTCTATTTCACCAAGTTCTTCTCTTTCTTTTTTTGTAAGCTGTGCAATAATATCATGTGTCCCGTCTTCATTATCTTTTACAATAACTCCGTAGTTAGACCCTTGGTCTAGGTCACTCTTTTGTGCAATATAATCAGGGTCAGCTTTGCTTTGTACTCTATTTATTAACTTACCTCTTTTTTCTACATCAACGATATCTGTATCTGCAAATTTTTTTTCGTAATCAGTTTTAATTTTTGTATCTAAAATTCTTTCTTGCCTTAAAGGGTCTACAATTTTTGATACTTCTTCAGATTTTACACCTGACTTTACTATAACTCCTCTACCTCTAACGCTATCCCCTCTTATCTTACCCAACACACCTTTAAGTTTTGCAGCTTCTTGTGGTCCTTTGGTATCTAAAACTTTTTGATAAGTTCTTCTTAGGTATGAATCAAGATTTGTTTTAAATATATCGTCACTTAATATACCTGCATCTCTCATATCTTCACCTAATTTAGTAAAAATTTTTATTTTTTTATCTTTTAATCTTAAAAGATTATCAACTACTTCTTGAGATATTTTATTTTTGTCTGACATTTTAGTTAAAATTTTATCGTTCATATCTCCACTAAATAATTGATATGCAAGTTTATTTTCTTCAGGTGTTAATTTACTTAAGTCAGCATGTAGAGAAGAAAGAGCAGATTGATGACCTGATATCGTACCTTTCATTTTATTCCATTGAGTATATATTTCAGGTGACATATGTATATCAGGGTTAATAGCATAAACTAATTTGTTTCCCATTTCTGTATCTTGAAATTTACTTCCAAGTTTTTTACCCCCAAGAAAAGCAAGTGCTGTAATACCTGTGTTAATCATATATTCTTCAGCAGAATTAGAATCTTCTAAATAATTTAAACCTATATATGCTCCACCTAATGCTCCTGTAGCACCTAACGGATTTTTTGTCATAGAGTTCCATAAAGGTCTTCCAACTTTTTCAGCATATTTTTGAGACATAGTCATTTGTTCTGCTAAACCTTTATTTTTTAAAACTTCTTCTTCTTTTTCTTTTGCAGATAACTTTTGTAATCTTTGTATTTCTACTTCATCATCTATTTTTGTTAAAGCAGATGACTCATCGTCAAATCCTAATGCTTTTTTACCTGCTATTCCTATAACTCCTGTTATAGCACCACCACTAACTGCACCTAGTCCTGCTTGATACATTTTTTGTTCCCACATTTCTGTGTTGTTTGCAAAAGAATTTTCATCTGTATATCCTGCTGCACCAAATCCTGCCCCATATGCCATACCTTGTTTAACTAACGATGATATTGATTTAGCTTTTGCTACTGGTATTACCCAACCAAATGGGTCAGCTATTACGCCACCCATGTATGTTGCTAATGCTGCTTTCCCATAATCTTTATTAGCAAATATTCTATTAAGTTTAGCTTGGTCTTGTTTCATGGTTTCTTCACCAATGCCAACTATTTGTTTTATACCTCTATATGTATCTGCAAATCCCATGCTACCTGCAAAAGATAATGCTTCTTTTCTTGATAAACCACTGACATCTTCTCTTACAGTTCCTACCTTACCCTCATTAATAGTAGAGTATTGTGATGGAGTTGTTTCTTCGTTAAACATATTTGACATGTCTACAGTAGATTGAGATGGAGGAGTCATTTCCTCATCTAATATCTTAGAAATGTCTACCACTACTTACCTGCCCAAGAATTAAATTGTGCAATAGTATCCTCCCAAGTATGTTCTTGGTCTAATTTTCTAGCTTCATCTACAGCTTTAATATGTGACCTTTGTAGTGCATCAAACAAACCGGTGTCACTTAAAAAAACATCATACATTTCATTCTTAAATAATTCTTGTGATGGAGGTGGAATTTGTGCAGTTAATAATGCTCCGTCTTTTTGTTTTGTCATTCCAAGAACAGAGTCATATTTAAAATATAATTTATCGTATGCACTTAGTGCATCTTTAGCTTCTGCTCTAGTTTCTTTTTTAGCTGCAAGTTTTGTAGCAGCAGAATCTTTTTGTAATTTTTGTACAGCAGCAATTTGTGTTGTAGCATCAGCAGACACATCTTTTAATACTCTACTAGCTACATCATAACCTGACTCACCCATTTTTCTTTGACCCATTATACCTATACCTGCTCTTATCAAAGCAGCGTTTTGTATAGCTTTGAGCATGTCTTGAGTATTACCTGCTGTTGATGGAGCAATAAGTTCACCAAGCCCTGATGCTAAATCTTTTTCTTCTTTGTCTATAGCCATTAAAACATTCCTCCTTGTCTTCTGTATTTTTCATATGGGTCTTCATAATCTTGCAATACTCCTTTTGTAGCTGTGGGTATTTTAGTTACAGGTGGTGGTTTAGGTTTGTCTGTTTGAAAAGCACTAAGCAATGTCATTAATGTATTAGGAGACATTCCTTTAGTAGCTTCTGCTACAGCTTTAACAGCTTCTTTTCCTTTAAATTGTCCTGTTGATAAATCATATGTATCTTGTATGTTTGCTCTCATTGTAGCCATAGGGTCTGACTGTGCTGTACCTTGTGTAAGGTCCATTGGTCTTACGCCCATCATAGCATCTAACAAACCTATAGGTTTTCCATCAGGTCCTATCTGCCCCATGATTGGTTTAGCTTGTTGTGCATCAATTTGTCTTTGCATTTGTGCTTGTACTTCAGGACGCATACCCATAATGCCACTTGCATATTGCTCTACTTCTCCAGTTACAGGGTTAGTATATATTTTATCTAATCTTTCTTTTTCTTTTTCTTCGTCTGATTTAAAGATACCGGTCATAAAATTTAGATAATCTTTATTTAAAAAACTATTAATCATAATATCTCCTAATCAAATAAACTGCCAATTGCTAATGCACCTGCTACAAAAGGTGCGTATGGAGTTAGTGCTGTTGCAGCAGAACCAGTTAATCCTCCTCCCATAGCACTATAAGTACCTAAACCTACTAAACTACCACCTATTGCTCGTTGCATAAATGATGGGTCTCCACCTGACATAGATGTAGTTTGTGAGCCGGGTAACATATTACCTAATGCTATGTCTGAGTATTGTCTTAGTGCTTGTTGTGGAGCTTGTTGTCCAAACTCAAACCTTGCTCTTGCATCATCTATAGCTTGTTGTTGTCTTGCTTGTTCTGATAATCCTACTTGACCTAATGTTTGTGCAGGGGCTAATCCCATTTGCATTACACTTGGAGCTAAACTAATTGCTCTTTGTTGTGCATCAACAGAATCTTGATATGCTTTGGAATACATTTGAGAACTTATATCACCTGCCTTTTGCATATAATCTGCTATAACACCTTGTTCAAGTACAGCTTGTCTTGTACCACCTAACTGACCTGCACCTGTAGCACCACGTCTAGCTTGTTGTAGTAAACCTTGTGCTTGTCCATAGACTGGTCTTAGTGCAGCTTCTGTTGCACCTGCAAGATATGGATTTTCTGATAACATCTGTGGTTGCATTAACCCAAATTGATTAGCTAGTGCTACTTGATTAGCCATAACTTGTTGGTTACCCAAAGCTTGGTCAGCTATCATTTCTTCTGCTTGTATAGTTCTATCACTTGGACTTGCATATGTTTGTCCGGGGAAAAATTGCATTGGACCTTGTTGATAAAGTCTCTGCGATTCTCCATATATATCAGTTAGATAGGGTTGTTGTCCTACCCATGGGTCGGCTTTTTGGACGGTATTAGTACCTCCTCCTCCACCTTTACTCATAGTGTTCTCCTAATGTATTGTTGTGAGTTCTTTTCCAACTATGGTATATGTTTGTTCATAACCAAAGTTCTTTAATTTTTTAACGAATCCTTTTCTGCATACAGTTTCCATAGCTTCACAGTCTTGTTCTTCTGACCAATCTTCTAGTACATCTAATACTTGTGAGACCCATTCATCCATGCCATTGCCACCTAGTGTAACTATCCTACATACTTTTTTTTGTGGGTAGTTTATTATTTGTGTAGTAACTACAGCTTTAATTTCTTTATTATTATCTTCATCGAATACAACCCATAACTGCATTTCTCCATCTTTTAAAAAGTAATAGATATCATGCTCATTCATTTCTTCTTGAGCTTTATTAATACCCATGACTACATACTCTACACAATGTTCCCATACATCATCAATATATCTTGATGGTATTCCTGAAACGTATATCATTTATTTCTCCTTTTATAATTTAACCCAACTTCCTGCTGCATTTCTAAAGTATATACCCTCTCCACTTCCGGGATTAAAGTTAGTACCGTCAGCATATATTATATCTCCTTGTTTAATTCTATCAGGTGCTACATTTTTTACTTCTATAAAGGTTGTTGCATTTTCTTCCAATGCTCCTTGTAGCTTAATAAATTCCTCAAAAATATATCTAGGTAAATCTTCGGGGTCACTAGGTACAGGATTAGGTACATACTTAGGGGCTTGTGCCATTACCTTTCTCCTATAACTTCGTATTCTAAATCATAACCATTAAGTTCAAATGGACTGTTATCTGTGTGTTGGAATCTAACTGATATATATTTTCCTGTGCTTCTACAATCTACTTTGTTATTAAGTGTTGGGTCAAAGCTTTGTCCTGCTGTATAAGTATATGTGCCATTAGGTGACATAGAACTTCCAACTGATACAACGACAACACCTGAACCACCAACTTTAGGTGTTAATTTTCTTACTTGTTTAACAGTATTAGTATTACCATCTAGGGTTAATCCTTTTCTTTCTAGTGTCGATATATAATTTTCACCATCAAACTGTCTGCCAATATCACCACGGTACAATTTAGTATCTGCAACACCTGCCATTAGTATACTTCTTTCTGTAGGATTATAGGTTCTTTCTCCCCATACTCCACTATAATCAATCCATGTATCTGATTGAGTATTCCAAGTTATAGATGTAGAACCGGGGTCTACAATTCCATTACCAATGTGATAAATATTAGGCAAATCACGAAAAGTAAATGAGTTATTAACATAGTTATAAATTAATGCTTTGTTACAATATTGCGAACCAACTGTAGGGTAACACACCCACATTTCTGTTTGTTGTACATTATGTGCAACAAAAGTAAGATTATAATACGCATCATTTATGTCGTCAAATAATTCTTTTTTAACTAAGTCAGTAGCTACAGATTGTTTTTTTACTCCATCATGTACTACTAAATCTCCTTGAGTAACTACAAAATGTTTACCATCAAATTCTGCTATACAGTTTCTTGTTAATACACCTGTATCATTAAATAACTTTTGAAAACTAAATACAAGATTACCTCCAATGTAGTTAGCTAACCATGTAGAGTTTTCTTTGTATATAATAAATGATTGTTTAAGAGCCAATCCGTCTACAATAAAATCTGACTCATCACCTAATGTTATTTCACCTGCATCATTTGTTGCTGCTGCTGTCCATGTAGATGGGTAATTAAAGTTTTCTGCTGCATCGCCCCATCTAACTTTATTAGGAAACTCAACTCCACTTTCTGTTAAATTAAGTGCCATTAAATAATTACCAAAAGCTTTAATAGTTTTGCAAGTTGTACTAGCTACCCAATTAGGTAAATCACTAAACGCACTAGCTGTAGTATTTGCTAATGCTTGTGGGTCATCTACTCCATTGCATAGTATAGGTAATCCATTATATACAGTTCCTGTCCAATTGCCTATCGTAGTCAAATTAGTAGCATAATCGCCACCTGAAGCTCGAGTAACATCTGTATGAGTAGTACCATCAGTTCTGTAAATCTTTGTTGTACCTGCATAAAACCAATAAGATGTTGTTCCAGTAGACCAGTTTAATACAAAGTATGGAGCTACTGTAGGAGTCCCAAACACGACATCATGCCCTTTAATTTTTTTTCCTGCGTTATCAGTAAACCTTATGTTACTTGCATGTGAATAAAACTCAGGTGGAAGCACAGTATTATTTGTATCTTTTATCATGCCCTTTGGGGCAGGTGCTACAAATGTTGCCATTACTTATCTCCTGATAAAAATATTGTGTTCAATACTATTCTTAAATTATGTTTCATTGGGTTTTGTCCTGCATGTAATAATGACGAATCAAATAACAATCCTTTGCCTTTTTCGTGTTTGACTCTTTTGTCTATTTTGTTATCTTTGAAAAAAAAAGTATCTCCGTCAGATTCATTCAAATAAACAAGAAAAGATTTAAAGTTTAAATCAGGTCTTAACTCAACATTGTTTATATCATAATGTGGAATTTGATAATTGTTATCTTTAAAATCTATTAAAGGAAAGGTTACATTAATTTTCATTCTTAATATTTGTTTAACTGATATGTCAGTTTCATCAAAAACTTTTGCAAAAAAATTATAATGCTCAGAATGTTTTGCATTATCATAAAATAAATGGTGCATTATTTGACCACCATCATTTATGTTTTTATCGTCAAATTCTCCTCTGCTTGTTTTTCTATCATAAATAAACTTTATGTTAGACTTTGTAACAATTCTGTTTGCTTCCTCTAAAAAGGAATTACTTATGTTATAAGTTTTTATTATGCTGTCCTTTTCCACATGTATACTACAATGTATGGTTGTAAGTTGTTGTGTGCTGAACCACCACCAGTATTATCTGTTGTTATGTTATTTGTAAGAGTTCTTCCGTTACCACCTGTAATATCTAAATCGTTGCTATTAGGTGCAGGGCTTATTCCAGACTGTCTATTGTGATTGTGAGATGGCATTTCAGCGATACTCAATGTGTGTGTTTTAGCACCACCAGTTTCTTCTGCTGCATCGAATTCTGACTGTGTTGCATCTATACCAACTGGCACACGACCTGCACCAAATGCTACCCATGTTCCAAAACCAAGTAATGATGAGGGGTTGTTAGCATTAGTTGCATTGATGTAAATAGAGCCGACAGGGTACACATCTGACATAGTAACTAAACCAGTAGCTCCTGATAATGTACCTGTAATAGTTAAATTTCTAATTCCCGTAATGTCTTTACTTGCATCTACAGTCAATGCTTTTGATGCTTCTACTGTCCCAAGCGTAGCTACGTCTACATAATTAAGTTCTGAAGTAGTTGCAGTAACTCCATCAAGTAAATTTAATTCTGTATGAGTTGATGTAACTGCCCCTGTTATATTAGGCAGCGAATTTTTAATTGTTGATTTAATAAGTCTTATATGGTCATCGCCTTGAGCAACAGAATCTGTTGAACCCGGATTCGATGTATTAAGACTATCTATATATGTTCCTGTTTCTAATCCCATTATGTCCTCTTTAAAAATAAATGTTCTATAAACCATGCAGGAGGGTCTATTTCCCACCATTTGTGTCCATGTCTGTAATCGTTTGATATTGTGTGATGATAATTATGCCAACCCTCACCCCAACTAATTAGAGATGTAAGTGGGCTATTAACAGCAGTACAATCTTTGTTGGGTTTAACCACAATATAACCAAACTGTTTCATATGTGGTATAACACCAAATGCTCCTGCTGCTTGATATACACATGCAGCAGGAAAACTAAAAGCAAATATACCTAACACTGGGTCTATAGAATATAAGACACCAATGTAAATAAATAATAATTTCCAATAATGTTTCGTAATAAACATATAATCTTTATCCTTAAGTATATCATTAACCATAGACTTAGGTACTTTTATGGGGTCATATAATGTAAGCCACGCTCTTATATAACCTATTCTTTCAGGAGATTCGTTGTCCTGTTTACTGCCACTATACATGTGATGATATCTGTGCATTGCTGTCCATGATAATGGACTACCAAATGCAGGTATAATTGTTAAATACTTTAAAATCTTTTCTTTTACAGGAGTTGTTGTAAAACTTCTGTGTGCCATAAATCTGTGTATAGCTATGTTTGTGCCAAATATATTTACAAATGCCCAAGCAATTAAACCATAAACAATATAATCAAAATAATAAATACAACCAAATATAGCTACTATATGATTTATTAATGCTAATAATTGTATTCCTTTTGCATGGTTCATACCCACCTCAATTTAGTAATTATCCAAACCCAAGGGTCAAACTTACAATGTTTCAGTTTAGGTTCTATGTGATGTTGTTTGTGATATGATTCTGAAAACGCTACAGGGTACATATAAGGTACATCTTTTACTTTACCTAAATGACACATAATTCCAGTAACTAACATTACCCAAAATGTAGTCATAGCTACTGCTGTTGCCCAAGTTAAAAACCATTCAAATGGTAAGACTAAGAAAAGAATAGCATTGAACACGTAAACCAACGTTGTTTCATATTTAGTTAAATATAATTGCCATTTATTTCTTAGTCTATCTGTAACAAGTTTAATATTAAATTCTTGTTCATGTGTTCTAAATATAATATTAAACCAGTTTTTGTACTTAGGACTATGAGGGTCTTTGTTAGTATCAAAATGTTTATGATGATTTCTATGCCATGCTGCATAAGATACTGGTGTTCCAATTAATGCAGTCATAGATACTACACTCATTATGTTTTGAAACCATACTGGTGGATTCCATAAATTGTGTGTAGCCCACCTATGAATAAATAAACTCATAGTAAATTCTAATAAGAAATAAAATAGTATGTATGTATATAAAAGTTGTAGCCAAGATAATACTAAAAAAGAATATAATGCTAGTAAAAAATAAACTCCATACAATAATGTAAGTGCCACATTAATATTCCCATAACATTCTTTTCATAACAGGTGCAGCTTCTGTTATGTATTCATCTTGCGTTTCATCTATTAAATCTACTGTAGAAAGAGTGCCTAAACAAATACCATCAGTTGTTGCTTGTGTAAAATAAGTGTCTATTGCACTATTTTTTATACATTCTAATGCAAACCTAGTGCCACCTATTGATTGAATCCAATCTTTATTTGCTTGATGAAACTCGCTAGTGTATGTCCATGCTTTACTATTATTTATTTTACCTACTAAAACATTTTGCCATATATAAACATTGTTTGCATACAATCCTTGCACCCACATACAAACCACACCATCTTTAGCTACTTCAATATTTTTCATATTATGGTAATTTTGATTACACATTAATTTTACTAATGTGTTTTTCTTTTCTTCAGCAGTATCTGAATCTTGAAAAACAACAGTTCCACCCTCTAAAGCTGAAAGACTATCTTCATATAAAGAATCAAATGTAGAACCTGTAGTAAATGTTTTTTCTGTAAATGTATATGCCATTGTTTTATCTTATGCAGTTATTGTAAAAGTTCCAGTACCACTACTTGGGAAAGGAGTTCCACTAGTTGTGTTTTTAGTAAATAGTTGATTGTCGCTTGTAGAAAATGAAGTTCTATTATGTGTAACTCCATTTATAGTAATAGATGTCCAAGCAGTTGATGATGCACTAATCTCAAATTGTATATTTGAAGTTACACCATTACCTGTTCTGCTGTAAATTGCTTCAACATTTGCTGCACCTGCATTTACACTAGCAAGTGAACCTATAGGTACAGTATTATTTTGACCTAAGCTATTAGCCGGTCCTGTGTCATTAGTCGTTCCAACAGTTCTTCCTGAGCTACTTATGAATCCATTATTATCTCTTAATGCTTTTACGAATTGTTGTCCAAAAGTTATAGTAGTTGAAAGAGAAAGACCTGATGATGTGCCATAAAAATCTGCTGCTAGTTGTATTTCACCACTACTTGGTGCATTACCATCACCATAGTATTCAGATAAACTATGAGGTGCAGAGCCGCCAAACTCGGCAGCTATCTCACTTAATTTTATTTGACCACTACTTTGTAAAGCCATTCTTTAACTCCTTAATTTCCTCTTTGAGTTCTTTAATACAGTTAATTAATAAACCATGAATTGCATCATACTGGACTGTTTTATATTTTTTATTATCAAGTAATTTAAACTTTTTTTCATGGACTGCTTCAGGTAAAACTTTTTCTAAATCTTGTGCAATAACACCTGCTGATTTTTCTCCATCATATCTTTTAAATGTAACACCTTTCACTTCATCTATTTTATCTAGTGCATTAGGTATCATTTCAATATCTGTTTTTAATGCAACATCAGATGGAACAGTAGTAGAATATGCTATAACATCTCCATCTACATGTAAGTCACCATCAGATTCTATTAAAACTTTTCTTGAATCATTTACATAAAACCCCATATCGTTAGCAGCATGACCATATTCTATTAGACCAGCAGATAAACTACTTGCATCTCCAAACAAAATTTTACCAACAGATGAAGTTCCTGATTTAATTAAAAATTCAGTGTTTCCACTATTGTTTATTTCAAACTGTTTAAGTGGAGTAGCTTGTCCTATACCTACTCTATTGTTTGTAGAATCTACTTTCAATGTGTCTGTATCAACAATAAAATCACCCGTTACTGTGCTAGTAATAAAGTTAGAATCATTAGTAAACATACTAATGTTTCCTGATTTGTTGGTTAATGTTTGAGAGCCAGTTGTTGTTACAACTGTGTTGTCAATCGCAAACGTAACTGCATTGCCTGACCCACTTGTATCTATACCTGTACCACCAGTAAAGGTCAATGCTTCAGAGTCTAAGTCAATAGCCAACGCACCACCTGAATCTGCTTCAAAGTCTAAATCTTGTGCTGTTACCTGTGCATCGACATAAGTCTTGATTGCTTTCGCTGATGCTAGTGTGTCGTCACTTCCTGATACACTTGATATATCTGTATCGAGTACACCTGACGCTAAATCTGCTACCTCAACATTAGATAACGCATTACCTGTTCCATTGGCATCAAACGTCTTGTTAGTAAAAGTCGTTGTGCTACTAGCAGAAACAGTAATATCAGATGTAAGAGCAATAGTCCCAGTACCACCCTGAACTGTGTGAGTGTTTAATGTTCCGAGATTTGTAATATTATTAGTTTGACAATCTAAGTTACCACCAAGTTGTGGTGTAACATCACCTACTATATCTGTAAGACCTGCTGTGATACTCGACCATGAACTACCTGTATAATATTTTAATGCATTGTCTGTTGTGTTATATGCTAAATCTCCCTCATCTAAGCTTGATGTTGGGTCAGAAGAACCAATCCTATATCTGTTTGCAAAATTGTTCACATCAGTAACATTACTTGCAACAGTTGTTACATTCGCTGCAACACCTGCAACTGTAGTAACATTCGATGCAATACCTGCTACTGTTGCTACATTTGACGCAACTCCTGCTACAGAAGCAATATTGGCTACAACTCCTGAAGCTCCCAAAGTTGCCATATTTGTTACGTTGGCACTTGTAGCTAGTGTATTCAAATCAGTTACAATGTCAGCAGTTGCTAACGTGTTTAAATCAGCAACAATGTCTGAGGTCGCTAACGTATTTAAGTCAGACGCAAAATCAGATGTAATTAACGAAGCTACTCCTGCAACAGATGTAACATTCGATGATATACCTGCAACTGTATTGACATTACTGTTGTTTGTAGCAACAGTTGTTACGTTAGATGCTATCCCTGCTACAGTTGTAACATTGCTAGATATTCCTGCAACGGTTGTAACATTAGCACTATTGTCTCCAACAGTTTTTACATTATCTATATTATTAGCAACTGTTTTTATTTCTGATGCTGTAGCTGCTGAATCAGTCCCTGCTACTACTTGCCATGTTGTACTCATTAATATGCTCCGTAATCAATTCGTGTAGTTAATGCTACACCTGAATGTCTATCTCTTGCATTAGATTCTATAATATCTCTTTTTGCTCTATCATAAAAACTTGCCCATGTTTCAATTCGTTTGTCATTTTGTAAATAAGGTTCTGCTTCTACTAATGCACCATATAAATAAACATCAGGATGATTAGCTAATATTTCATTAGATTGGTTAGCGTCAGATAAAGGTTGTGCATATTTATGATATAACAATTCTATTTGATAAACACTATCAGGTGTTGGTTTTATTTGTAAATCATTTCCTATAATGCTATATGCTTTTGGTTTTCCTTTGTTACTTCCTGCATGTACCCTGTCCATTTGTTCAGGTGTTAAATATTCTAATGATGTTTTTGGATTTGTATTAAGTTGTATGTTTCTTAATGCAATATAATTATTAGGCAAATTATAATATTCTTGGTCAGCTACCGTGTTAGAAGTAACTCTTGTTTCTAAAGACCTTATTTTAAAATCTCTTCTATGTCTGATTTCAGTCAATCCTATAAAGTCAGGTATTTGATTAGTTAAATCTG